TAGGCACAGCAATTAGTGGTCCTTTAGGTGGAATGGCTATGGGTAAAATAGCAGAAGTATTAGGTGTATCTAATGACCAAAAATCTATACAACAAGCAATTCAAAATGCTACACCAGAACAAATGTTAGAACTAAAAAAAGCTGAACAAGAGTTTGAGGTTCAAATGAAAGAGCTTGATGTTGATGTGTTTAAGCTTGAAACACAAGACAAACAACATGCTAGAGGCATGTTTAGTAAAGATTGGACTGCTAGAATTATAGGTTTATTTACCATAGCTGGATTTCTTGGCTACATATTTTTAGTAACACTACAACCACCAGAACAAAATTCAGAAGCATTAATAAACTTAGTGTTAGGTTATTTAGGAGGACTTGCAAGTGCCATTATTTCGTTTTATTTCGGAGCATCTCACACAGGCGACAAAGAGTAAAAATATGAAAATATCTAAAAATGGTATTAATTTAATAAAACACTTTGAGGGGTGTCCTATGAAAGACGGTATGGTTGTTTCTTACAGATGCCCAGCAAACAAGCCAACCATAGGGTTTGGTAGCTTAAAGCTTATAGATGGTAGTCCTGTACAGGACGGCATGACAATAACTAAAGATGAGGCTGAAGATTTATTAATGCACGAATTAAATGAGTATGAGGGTTACATAAATGACATGGTAACAGCACCTTTAAAACAAAATGAATTTGATGCTTTGGTTTCTTGGGTTTTTAATTTAGGCCCAACTAATTTATCTAACAGCACACTGCTTAAAAAATTAAACGCTAAAGATTGGCAAGATGTACCAAACCAAATAAAAAGATGGAACAAAGTAAATGGTGTTCCAAATGACGGTTTAATTAAAAGAAGAAATGCAGAAGCAGCATTGTTTGAAGACAAAGAATGGGGTAAAGTCTAATAGACATGCTTGTTTTGGGATGTTCTCATATCTCCTCTCTTCCATACAGTATGTCAGGAGAGTCAATGATGTCCTTTAAAACTTCAACTTGGCTCTCCACCTAATGATTAACTTAGACAAAATTAAATCATTTGATGCCTTGTCAAGAGATGAGCAAATAGAAGCTTTAACTTTAATAGATAAATGGAAAGACTTAAATTCGCGAGAAAGGTGTAAATCTAGTTTTTTAGAATTTGTTAAACATCAGTGGGATGGCTTTATTATGGGCAGACACCATAAAGTTTTAGCTGAAAAACTAAACCGCATTGCACAGGGTAAATGTAAGCGTCTTATGGTCATGTTGCCACCTAGGCACACTAAATCAGAGTTTGCCTCTACCTATTTTCCTGCTTGGATGATGGGTTTAAATCCTAGTCTTAAAATTATA